AACAAAATGCTTCATTCCGTCAGGAACATCAGTAGTGATAAAGAAAGCATTAGTATCAGTTAAATAATGATTAACTGAATAACCTTCTGGAATCACTCCATTAGTTTTGACTGCATTTATATCATTGTCAGCAGTTCCTACTCTGTAATCACTTTGTAACAATCTAGTTGCTACAAACTGCAAGTCAGAAGGAATAATAAGCTTTCTAGCTTTTGCTGCAATTTTTAGACCTCTTTCATCAGTCCATTTGCCGATTTGAATGATTGCATCTTCTAAAGATGTTTCATTTAAGTCAGCACCTGTTGATGGTCTATTACTATTAGTACCGCCACTTACAAGTGGGTGAGCTGTGCTAAATAAAGCGACACCATCACCAGAAGAAAAAGTAGTTGAGAATCCATTATTTAATGGATAAGCTGCTTTTACTTGTTTTGTATAAGACATAGCTCTTGCTAATGCTTTAGTATATCTAGCAGATACAGAAACATAGAGGTTATCCTCCATAGCTTCTTCTGTAATGCTGAATCCTAAACCAATAGTTTCATGCGTATATCTAGCGACAAAAGATTCTTGTGCAGTATCATAATTGATAGCTGAACCTTCATCTTTTACTGGAGCTGCTCCGAAACCAGATAACTTCAATTCTTCTTCAAAACTTCTTTCAGAATTTTCAGTTACATAGATTTCTTCATGCTCGTTCTCATAACGATTGTATTCTTCACCGAATAATGCGTTAAGACCAGGTAAGAGTTGTTTTAACTCATTAGCTCTTGAAATAGCTGCCATAATTTACTCCTTAACCTATACCTGTTGTATTTAACAACTGGTGTCCGACATTAAACATTACTAATACATCTGTGTAAGAATCACCAACTGCACTATCTGGTCCGTCAACAAAATCAACGATTTTAACAGGTAGTGTATT